CAGGAAACTTATCACGAAGATTATTTAAAAACACAGTTGACAATCCTGTCCAACCATCTTTGAAATGATAAGTCTTACCAGATTTTCTATCTCTAAGAAAGGAATTACTATGTAAGTTAGCAGTTCCTAAGTATGGGTTATCATCCCAACTTCTATTAACTTCTCTATGGTATCCAACTTGACACCCTTCTCCATCAGTAAGAACTATACATTGAACTTTGTCTACTTTAGTTTCTTTTTTGAACTGTGGTAGTATCTCATGTAGTGCAATGAATGTTTCGTTTAGAGGTGTCCCTGATAGTCTTAGGCACTGTGGAATATCATAATCTCCATAATGACGTGAAGCAGTTGCAATCCTGTAGATATATTTCATTTGCATGTCTAAAGTATTACTATTAGTTTTACTTGTAAAGAAGTTCATTAAACTAAAATGATCTTGAAGTGCAACTACTCCTGCTTTCTTTTCATAGCATTTTAATCTAGAACCATTCTCATCAAATTGAGAAGGAGGATAATCATTTGTAAAGGCATACACCTCAAATGGTATCTGCACTTTTTTACAGAACCAGATTAAGTTGTATAACTGTTTGATGGTGTCAAGTAATATATTACTCATAGAACCAGACCAATCAAGAATGAATACTAGTCCATGATTTTTGCCATCAGGAAGAGTTGTAATCTTTTTGAATAAATCTTCGCTGTACTTGTAAGTATGCAACTTAGATGTATCCAATACACCAGTTTTAGATACTGATGCACGAGCATATGCATCAGCAGACTTTTTACACTCAAACTCTTTGACAAGATAGTTTACTTCTTTCTTTGCGGATGATTTAAAACTTTCATAATCTGCATCTAGATCAGTAAAGTCACATCTTTTTCTATTGTAATATCCATATAGTGTATGAAATGCTTCTGCTTCTTTCTCATCAAATGTCCACCACTCATCGCATTTCTCATATATTTCTTTGTTGTTGACAATTACATTTTTTAAATCAACTTTAGGAATCTCTACATACACACTCTCGGTGCTTCCTTCATTAGTTAAGTCTTGAATATTTTGTTCTAGTGAATCTACAGTTTTAATATCAATATTGTCACCAGAGTTATGAACTCCACCAGTTGTTGGTGCATTTTTCATATCAGATTCTTGAGATTGACCTTTTGATTCTGTATCTTCTGTTGTATCTGTTTCTGCAATTCTTTTATTTTCTTCAGACTTAGTTTGATATTCTTCATCATCTGATTCAGAACCTGCTTGTCCATCGGTTCTTTCTCCAGATGGAAGTTTTATATCAAGTGATAAGTCACCATTCTCTAATTTTTCTTTTTGTTTCATCAAGTCTAGATCAACACCTTGAACTAACTTTGATACTTCTAAAACCTCATCAAAAGTTTCACATTGATATACTTTATCTACAATTATTTGTTCTTCATCTGTAAAGTTAATATCAATGAAAAGACCAATCTTATAGTGTAAATTTATTCTATCCGCAAAACTAAACTCATCAACATCTTCATCAACTACAGAAAAGAAATCATCATCATTCAACTCTTCATATCCATTATAGAAAGTCTTTGGAAGTCCTGCATACTTTCTCTTCATGAGTTTTTCAATACGAACATCCTCTACAATATTCACAATAGATGGATGAACTTTATGATCTTTCAACCAGTCAATATCAGGAGTGAACAATGCATGTCCTACCTCGTGTGCAACCAGCATATCATATACATTATTAGATGCTCTATCCCACAATGGAAGTGTGAGTACACGAGTGTGTACATTGAATTGTGCTGTGGAAACTTGTTTGTTTTCAACTACTAAATCTTCTGTTGCAAGAAGTTTAGCGAGTTGTCCTTTGACTTCGTGTCTGACTTGTTCTAACATGATGGTGATTTAATTATATACCTATTATAACGACGAAACCGCCCAGAAGGACGGTCTAGTAGACGGTTTATTAACTGTCCACGTCGTTTCTTTGCTTGACGTAGTGCTTGTGGTTTAAGGTGACGTTTCTTTTCCTTTTTGGAATGATGCTGCCAGTTTGGAAGTTTCATCAGACTAATTTACTAAACCCTTTTATTTTATCAAATTTTATAATTTTGTCAAAACTATCTATGAGATCATCAGTCTTATGTGAGATAACAAATACATTTGCATCACTTACAACATACTTAATTATCTTTGTAAAGTATTCCGTTCCAAACCCATCAAGTGAACTATCAAATATTTCATCAAGTATCAGAAGGTTAGTGCTCGCAGAGTTTTTCATTCTTGCAATCTCTCTCCAAGTAAAAAGAAGAGATAGATCAATACGCATCTTCTCACCTTCACTAAAGGACTCATAACTAAACTTGTCATGTATTGGAGATTTGACACTCTCTTTAAATTCATCATCAAGAGAAAAATTGATATAGAAATCCATCAACTGCAGATACTTATTAATCTGCTGATTCATCAAAGGTAGATATCGTTTTATAATTTTAGACTTGACTCCACCATCTTTCATAAGAGCATGAGCAAATTCATTATAAACATTTTTCTCACTCTCTTGTGATTGATTCTTTTGAAGTCCTTCTAATTCTCCAAGTAACTTATCTAACGCATGTCTTTCAGTAGTTCTGTTTTTAAATTGTTCGGTAATAGTTTGAATTTCTTGTTCAATGTCTCTGGTCTGATTCTGAAGTCCAGAAATCCTTGTGCTTGTTTTAGAAATTTCATGCGTTAGGTTGCTTGCCTCCTTAGTGAACTTCTTGAATTGAGATTCTTTCTCTTCTTCAAGTTTAATCGCTTCCTCTAATTCCTTGTAACCTTTTTCAAGATCTTTTGCCTTAGTTTCAGCGTCTTTAATTTTATCTATACGAAACGATTCCTCAATAGACTGTGTGCAGGTAGGACAAACCGTATTGTCTGTAAAGAACTTATGCTCTTTGGTAATGGTAGATACTTTCTGAGACATTTTACCTCTCAAGTTACCCAACTTTCTCAATCTTTTGTTACAGTCTGATAACATTTCCATGTCTTTGTTGATTACAGTCAACTCCTCAGACATTTCTTTCAAATCATCTTCATACTTATCAATCTGTTCGTTTATATTTTTAATTTTTTCTTTCTTATCTTTGACATCTTTCTTACTTGTATTCTCTATCTCTTGAATAAACCCATTTTGCATATCAATCTTTTCTTCTAAAAGATTCTTCTTGATTGATATTTCCCTAAGTCTTTCATTTACACCTCTGACTCTCTCTTTAAGAATCAATCCCATTGCAGAAAATATTTTAATATCCAATAAATCTTCAATCACCTCTCTACGATTCGGAGCAGTGAGTTGCATAAAAGGCACAAATGATGCACTACCTAATATTACAATCTGAGTGAATGATTTATAATTTAATTTTAATACTTGTTCTTCTAACCATCTCTGCTGATCATTAACAGCAGCATTTTGATTCATGACATTACCATTTTTACAAATTTCAAATCTTACAGGTTTCATTCCCCTTAAAACTTTCCAATCTGTAGCACCAATCGTAAATTCTAATTCTACAACACAATCTTTCTCATTGACTGTATTAATCAATTGAGATTTATTTACCTTTCTAAATGGTCGATTGAATAAAGAAAAAGTCAAAGCATCAAGTATAGTGCTCTTACCTGCTCCATTATTTCCTATAATCAAATTCGTCTTTGCTTCGGTAAGATTTATTTCTGTAAATTTATTACCAGTGGAAAGAAAATTCTTCCATTTAATCTTCTTGAAAACTATCATTATCTCGTGGTGGAATTACCAAGTCATCTTCAGTTATAATTACATACTTATAATTATACACCATACAGGTCTGAATGGCAAGCTCGCTTGGAATTTCCACAACAACCATAGGTGGATAATCCTCTGCTTCCAATAAACCTCCATATCTTTCAGCATCATCTTTCTCTTCAAATAGGTACAGTGATCTCTCACCGTCATCATCTGCGACAGCATATGCACCTTCTTGTTCGTGACCTTTAATTGTTAGAATATACATTATTCAAACTCACATGCTTCTCTGTAGACCTCCTTCATAATACCTTTTACAATACTTTTATCTAAGTCAAATTCAGAGTCGTCAATATATTTATTCAGTAATGTCAATGTATTTTCACATTCTTCTTGGGTAAACTCTACATCCTCATCATCTATTAAAAAGTTTTCAACGACTTTGAGATCAATACATCCTGTTTTATTAATCTTATCAACATACTTATCAAATTCAAACTGACTTGACTTGTTGCGAACAATAACTTTTACAATTTTATCTTTCAAATAACTTGCATCAAAAAGATCAACATCAGTATCATCATAATATACTTTCTCAAACATATTATAAGGATTCTGAATAAACTCTAATTTAAATGTCTCAGTATCGAAAATATGAAATCCTCTTGGATCATCTGCATCATTCCAATACATCTGATAAGGATTACCAAGATAAAATATTTTTCCATCATTTGATCTAGTATGATAGTGACCAGAAAAAACTACATCAAAATGTTGAAAGTATGATGGATTCATTCCCATGTGAGCATTTGTCTGAACAACTCCAGGAAATAATGCAAAACCATTTAACTCTAAATGTCCGAATGCTACTTTTGATTTAGAATTTTTAATTGTTCTAAGTGACTCTTCATAATTATCTTGGCATATCCAAGGCAATAGAAGAGTTTTAAATCCATCAATATCAACCTCAGTTGCAGATGAATAATGTTTTATATTTTTATATGAAGTAAGTAAAGCATCAATCGCATTTATATCATTTGTATTTTTAAAATATACATCATGATTTCCTACGATAGTATAGACCTGAGTTTTGCACTCCTCTAGTTTATCATATACAACTTCTTTTGCCCAGTCAAGTGCCCAGAAATCAACGTTCTTACGATTATCAAAAGAATCTCCAAGATGAATTACATTTTTAATCTTTCTTTCTCTGATAGTAGGAAAGAATACATTATCATAAAACTTTTTAAAGTAATCGTGAAAAACCGTATTTGCTTTTCTTGCACCGAAATGAGTATCGGTAATTAAAGCAATCTTCATGAATAAAGTTTAGTTTGTATATTTTCTTTGATAGAATTATAATCAGATGAGTTAGAAAGATCACCATCACCAGTCATGACTTCTTCAAAACCAGATCTCTCTATCAGTTTACCTCTTATATCCATCTGTCTTTTTTCTTTTTGTATTCGACGGAGAAAAGCATAATGAATTATTTGAGTGAAATAAGCAAAAGGATTAGAGGACTTTTCTGGATTGAAGTTTTTAATATACTGAACACAGTTTTCAATACCATCGGAGATCATATCTTCCCGAAACATATAGTTTACAAAATTTGGTTTATAAGATAAATGATTTGCTATCTTAAGGAAACATTCCCCAATGTAACGAGGAATTACAGGCCTTGGTTCTCCTGCTTCTTCTGCTCTTTGGCACTTAGCACGATAGTTAACTAATGCTTCAAGAAATTGCTTGTTATTAACATAGTGTTCCGACTTACGTTTTCCTCTGGCCATTTCATTAGTTTCCTCTTTTTACATGTCTCTATTATACCATTTTTTTAGGTACTTGACAAGGTGTGGTTTTTGATGTATAATAACTCTGTAGGAGTTCAGAGATACTTTAGCTAGATTTATATAGCTTCTCTAAGAATACTCTAGCATCAGATACAGATGATAAGAATCCCATATTTTGGTTGATATCACTTTTGCTACCAACTTTATCTTTTTCATTAATGTATCTATTATACACTTTAATTAAGTGTTTGTCATGAACTTCAGTCATCGTAATGACCTTATCCATGTTCATAACTACTGTGGGGTCGTCTGACATTTTTAACCACGGGTTAATTCTCACAGCAGATACACCGATGTGACGGATTGTTATATTTTCAAACATTACAGGACAATCTAAAATTAATATTGTTTTATCTTCTTCTTCGCAGGGGCAGACCTTGGCAAATATTTCCTCTCCTGATACTAGTTTTAAAACTGCGTGAAATTCTTCTTTATCCATTGTTCCTTAAACTGATTTGTATAATTTCATAATTAAATTGTTCTTCGTTATAAATTTTAATTCTCTCTACCAAATGATTGAGAGTATAATTCTTACGAGATTTATAAGAGATGTCATCAGCAATATCATATAGAACTGCTTTTGATTTTTTATCTCCTTTCCTAAGAACCCGACCAATGGATTGTAAGTTTCTTATCCTCGACTTTGACGGGGATGCAAAGATGACGTTGTGAAGGTTTTTAATGTTAATTCCAGTTGAGAAGGTGCCGTAAGAGGCAACAATGATTGCATTTGATTCACTTTCAGTGATCGTTCTGACCTCTTCTCGTTCCTCTGCTTCAACTCCACCGTGAACATAAAATACTTTTCGACCATCCTTTACGGAACTATTTATAGAATCGAATAGTATTTGACCGTGGGTAGCAACCCTACTAAAAAGAACTAAAGTGTTACCTCTTAGATCTACTGCTAGGTTTCTTATAAATCGATTTCTCTTTGGATGTCCTATGATATATTGTAACTCATCTTCATAGGTATCAAACTTTTGATCCTCATGTTTGAGTATTAGAACTCGAATCTGTAACTTAGAAAGATGACCTTTATCAATCAGTTCTTTTGTTTGAGTTACTTTGTATGATGGTCCAAACAGTCCTTCCAATACCCACTTATGAGTCTGTGATCCGTCTAATGTTCCAGTGAACCCATAACGATACTTCGCATCATTCATCTTTGTCATAATGCTTACAAGAGACTTAGACTTGAATAGATGTGCTTCATCACCGATTGCAACTTCAAATCCATCAAAGAATGGTTTCTTGAGTTTGTATATTGATTGCCATGTTGTAATTGTAACAGGATTCTCATTTGTCTTTTCTCTACCAGAATATATTCGATGACAGTATTGACTTACATTCCAACCATAGTCCTTGAAGTCCTTATACATTTGTTCAACCAAAGATGTAGTCGGAACAACTAGAAGTACCTTTTTATTTTTTTCTGCAAAGTATCTGACAACAGAATAGATCATTAATGATTTACCTGATGCAGTTGGTGATATTAATAGTTTACGATTATATCTTAATGCGTCGTATACAGCGTCTACTTGATAATCTCTTGGTTTGTACTTTGAGAT